AGCTCCCACTCCCGGTGCAGCCATGCGATGAGATCGGCCACGGCACGCAGCATCATGTCGTCGGGCCGGGTCCAATCCGTGTGAGGCCCGGACACCGTGTAATCACGATGGGGGTTGGCTCTCGTGGCCCAGCCGCCGGTGCCCACCAGCTCCACCTGACATACGTTCATGCGGTTGGTCGACGGCGACCCGGACGGCTGCCGCAACGCCATCGAGGCGCACGGCAGGGGCCAATGCTGACGCCACTGCGGCCTACCCGAGGTGCAGTTCAGAGTGAGGTTCGGTGCCTTGCGGCCACCGTCGAATCCCGGCCAGCCACCACCCTCCGTCGTGTGCAGGACGAGGACGTTAATCTTCTGCTGTCTGGGTCTGGGCACGGCTGACTCATAATTTTGTGCCGTCCGGTTGGCGGGCGGAAACCATGCTGCATGGCTCATGACTCCACCCGCTTCCAACCGTCAGGCTTGACATCGGGGGGCCACACGTTCCCATCGATGGTTGACTCCCACACGGCCCCGTGGAACGTCACCCGGTCACCCTTGCCGTAGGCGTCATGGGCGCCGGTGGGCTGCGCCCAGTCGGCAGGCCTCACATCGCCATGCTCATCGGGGGTGGCCTCGGCGCGCCAGCCCGACACCCCCGGCTCCCACACGTTCGCAGGCGTCAACGACAGCCACACCCGGCCGTTGTGGGAGACATGGCTGCCCTCCAAATATGCGTCTTGCACTCCTGAAGGCTGTACCCATTCCGGCCACGTGCCATCTGGACGTTTTCCTCGTGCGTTGATGATTCCAGACACCATCTGGTAGGCGCGAATATCGTCCTCCACCTGACGATGCAGTGCAGCCACGGCACGGCGATGATCCAGTTCGGCCATCAGCGCCCGTGACGTGTCCGCCAAATCCTCATCAGTCAAATCCTGCATGTTGGTCACAACATTCATTTAGTGCCTCTCTCCAGACGACTGATCCGGTCATCGAGCCGGGTGTGTGCATCGTGGGCGTCCCGGCGCAAATCCATGTCGGTGTCGGCCAGCCGGCCAATGTCCTTCGCCATGCCACGCTGCTCACCCTCGACACGGCGCAACGCATCTGCCTGCCTGTCCAGCGAGGTGCTGATCGTGCCCAGCTTCTCCTCGATACGATTATTCGAGTCACGAAGTGAGCCGCCGTGATTCGGTTTCATCTCGTGATTCAACTGACGGTGCAGCATGTGAACATCCGATCGTGTCTTGGCACCCTGACGCAGGGCGCCAATAAATGTTGCGATAGCTGTCAAAACGGCGGCGGCAGCCAGCCCGTACAGGTTGAAGTCCTCGGCTGTCACGACCCGATCGCCACCCAATTAGCCGACACGGAAACATCGCGCAGCTTGTTGAAATCGATAGTTCTAAACGTCAGCGAGAAACCGGTAGTGGTGATGTCGATAGCGGAAACCATCACTGTCTGTGTTCCTGCAGACAAGGAAGTTTTGGAAACCAACACCACTGGTGGCGCACTGAACGGTTTGTTAAAAACAACAGTTTTAACATACGAGATTGATCCTTGGAAGGGCTGCGTATGGACACCGGTCTCCATGCGGGTGATGCCGATGCTCTTGACTACCGTGTCTGCGTGGTGCGCTTCCTGGGCTGCAGTGGACACGTCACTGTCGACAGCCTCCGCTAGCGCTTTCATGTCGGCGGGAACATTATCGGCATCATCCATATTCGGAAACGGATATCCGCGTTTCGTGCGACCAGACATTAACTCTCCTTAATAAATGTGAGAACACCGGACGATATGTTGACGGCGGGTGATTCGATGAGCACGGGTTGGACGGCTGACAGTGCCAAACTGTTGGCGGCGCCTTCCGTCAGCACCTGCGCCATGTCTTGTGGCATGTCGAAAAAGATTATTTCCCCCGGCGAAACCGGCCCGGTTTTCACATCCATGCCCAATATTGTTGTTTTCCCGGCGGCGTTGATATCGGCCAGCTTGATGATGATCGGAGACGGGGAGGACCCCTCTCGGGTGCGCTGAACCGTCAGCGTCACACGGGCATCCCAGTCGATGGGCGGCACCCCGTAGCACAGGACAACATCCCGATCGGGCGACAGGCGCAACCCCGATGTGACCGCGCTGCCAACATTGCTTTCACCCGTCCACCACGACGGGCGCACAGCCACCTCGGACGGCTCGGGCACATCCGGTTCGGGAACAGTCAACGTGTCCGGCATCCCCGGGTCGGTGTCCCACGCGATCGGGTCCTGGATAGGCTCGGCGCTGTTGACCGGGACGGCAACCGGCCCGGCGGCCGTCCACACCATCGCCACCGGGCTGCCCGGCTTGATCGCACCAGACATGCGGCAGGTGACCGTGCAACCCCCCAGATCGGGGTGGACACAGCGCACCTGCACCGTGTCTTCCACCGTGGCTGCCGCCATGCCGGAGGTGGGACGCCACGATGCCACGCCGGTCACGGACAGCACCCCAGAGGCCGATGGTGTGACACCCACGGTTTCGCCGGCATAGACGACAAGGTCGGTGTCGAGATGCGCCGGGGTGACACTCCCCGCGATCACCACATCGACCGTGCCCGGACCGGCGGTGGTGTCGACCACCACACCCCTGCCCGCCCCGCTGCCTTCATGGCCACGGGCGGAAATAGCCGCCGCTAAATTGTCACGCATTCCACACCTGCTCCCACGGCATCGACACATCCAGCTCCATCCGGTCGGAGAGGGAAATTTTGGTGATGGTTCCGGTCAGGTCACCCTGCCCGCCGGCAATGACAGCCGTGTCCATGACGTCGATGGCCGGATTCACTGGGGCGGTGACGTGGACGGTGACCGTTCGGGCTTTCATGGCGGCCCGCAGCCGGTCGGAGGCTTCACGGTTCGCCGTCACAGTGGCATGCGCCGTGGATGATGTGGTGATGTCGGGGATGCGCCCGAACGGCCCGCCCCACGACAGCGGCGAGCTCTCGTCGTAGGCGGCACCCCAAATCTCGATTCGGGAACCCGTCGTCTCCGCCTGGACCGCCGCACCATTCGCGACACCGTCACGAGACGCAGACGGCATCCACGACACCCCCACATCGTCGGATGGGGAAAACTCCCACCGGGCATGACCAGCTTTGTCGTCGACCAGCTGCAACGCTCCCACTCGGTCACACCACAACGTTTTCCCGGCGGCTTTCGCCACCGCAAGGGCCGCCTCGAGACGATCTTTTCCCCAATCCATGTCGGCGGGGAGCCGCGTGTCGTCCTGCCACATGCCCAGCCTGACACCGGTGCCGTCCACAATGTGCGTCATGGCTTGGCGTGCATCCACGTTTCGGGGGTGCACCCCGGTCACCCATTTCTCGTCGGCGAGCTGCTGCAGCATGTCGCGGCCGGTCGTGTCGAGCTGCTGCCCAGATGGGGCGAACCGGTCTGTGAAGCCCGGCTGACGCCATCCAGAGGTGCCTTGCAGAATCCACACACCGCCATCCGACACCGAGGTTTCCTCGATGCGGAACACCCCGATGGGGCATGCCGCCTGCCACGTGCGCCCGGCCTCCATTGCAGCCCTGACATGCAGCCGTTGCCCCCATGGTGCCAACGCGCACAGCGGGTCCTGTGTGAACAGGGTTTGCAGCGGGTCGCAGATGCTGCCTTTCCATTCCGATGTGACTTGGCTGCCGTCCCATGTGGCCGTCCAGGTGGCGTCGGCAACCTCCATGTTTGCCGACAAGGTGCGGTTGCCACGGGTGGCTGTGACGAGCCATGTGATGCCGTGGGGTGATGCGGTGATCGCTTTCCATGTGTCGTCTACTGGCCAGCCCATCACAGGTCACCCCGGTTGGCATCCACATAGGACGGATACTTTGCGGCCCGAGAACTGTACTTTGATGCGGCCCGAGACGTGTTGTAGTAGGTCCACGGGTTCACCACAATCGGGATGTGGGTGCCATCCACCTCGTCGCATTCAATCGTCCACGTGGTTTCTTCCCCGAGAACAGACTCCATCGGGACATACTTCGTATCATAGTCATTGCTGTCGTCTAGCGTGGTGCCGTCCAAATACTCCCGGGTGTCGGTGAAGTCCCGTTCCCGATGCTCTGAAATTGAGGTGGGGACGAGGAATATGACGTCGTGCCGATGACGCATGTTCGGTGCACGCAGCACCAGCACCGGGGCATCCAAAACAAGTTTTTCCAACAACTCCGCCTGCACCAAGTCACCAAGACGAACCACAAGGGTTCGATGGCCACCACGGCGGCGTCTGGACACGGCTGCCGACGGAAGTCCGGTTGCCCAGCCGGGCACCGACAGGGAAACATCCGCCGGATATTCGACGCTTTCGTCCGTGCCCTGCATGAGCGCCACATAGAGGCCTTGCGTGGGCCGATAGGGGTTGGTGATCCACGCGTAGTCGTCGTCGATCATGGGGGGAAACGGCACCAAGGCGGCAGAAGCCGCCAGCTGGACGCCCCGGGTGTTGAACACCTGAGCCACATAGCGGTACTGGTTCCACTCCTCCATGGTTTGCAGAGGGCAGTCCCAGTCGATGAAAACACCTTTGCCGCCAAACACCGGGGCGTTGTCGCAGCCGCGCACCACCGCAGAGTTGGAGGAGGCCCCATGGATCACGGCACGCCAGATCGTGACCGTGGCTGCACCCTCCGGGATGCCGTCGAGAGCCAACACCATGTGCGGGGTTGGCTGATAATTTTCGTTGGCCACAAGTTGCATTCATCGGCTCCTGACAAGGTTGCGTGCCGTCGCCCTGTTGGCGGCAACAATTTTCGCGTCGACAGCGTTGGCCAAACCGGGCACCGACAGTGTGATGTGCAGCCCGGACAGGTCGAGGGGACCTGGTGTGTAGCCGCCTCTGGTGCCCGGCGGTGGTGTGGCGGGGCGCGGCTGCCCTGTGGCCGGGACGGCACCCAGACGTCGGCCCGTTTCCCACCACAGCTGGACCGAACGGCTACGCTTGCTTCCAGACAACGGAATGTATGCTTCGCCGCCGGTTTCCGGCTCCGACCACACCCGGACGCCACGTCCGGACGAGAATCCGCCGTCGGCGTATTTCGTCATTGTCACCAAGCCAAGCTGGTCGGACACGCGCTTCAACTGGTTGGAGGCCTTGTTGAGGCTGTTGACTGCGGTTTTCCCGCCTGCCAGCACATCCCCGGCGAGCTGGAGTCCACCGGGGCCCATCCCGGCGATCGTGTCTATGTTGTCCTGTGACAGGCCCATGCCGCGCAGTTTCGCCAGACGCCACCGGAACAGGTCGAGCTCCTTGACGCCTTCGCGCATGGAGGCCGCCCAGTCCTGCCAGGATCCGCCGGCCCGGTAGTCCTTCGCCATCGTGTCGCCTGCCTGCTGCGCGGCCCGGGCCAGCGCATCTTGGGCCTGACGGGCCTTGTCGGCGGCCTCTTTCTCCTTCTCTTTGGACTTGGCGAGGGCCTCACCAAGCTTCTTCTCGGACTTGGAGTGGCGGCGACGTGCATTCCACCATGCCCGTGAGGCGCGCTGCCGGTCACGGGTGGCGTTGGCGGCGTCACGGACGGCCTGAACATAGTCGGCCAGTTCACCGGTGGGCCTGGCCTCGATGTTGAGGATCATTCTGGCCTGGGCTCCGTTGATGCCACCGTTCGCGAACCACTGCACAGCCCCGCCGAGACGCTGCACGGCTTGCGCGGCGATCATTCGAGAGCGTCCCCGCTTCGACCGTGCAAATGGGATATATGCTTCGCCTTCTGTTTCCGGCTCGGCCCATATCCGGTAGGCGCCGGCTTTGGCTATCTGGGCGTCATGGCGCTCATAGAGGCCGCCGTTGGCATGAAAAATTCCCTTGACGGCGTTGGCGACGTTGCCGACGGTGTGCACCACTGCGGTCACCGTGGTGCGCAGAGGACGCGTCAGGGCGTTTAGCGCCGATCTGGCGCTGCCCGTGTTGGCGGAGGCGGTCACACGGGCATGCTTGCCGTTCACCCAATCCGCCATCCTGCCGACGGCACGCACCAAACCGGTGGCCTGCACCGCACCAGGGGCCGAGGTGACCACACGAGGATGCTTCCCGGCCACCTGAGAAGCCATCGACCTGACACGATTCAGCAAGCCGTGCGCTTGCGCCGCGCCCGGGGCGGAAGTGCGCACCATGGCTCTTTTTGCAGACACTCGTCCTGCCGCAGACATGATGCGTCCCAGCAGCGAGGTGGTGCGGCCTGCCGACGGTGCCGACGTGTGAACCGTCGCCTTCTTGCCGTTCAACCTGTCGGCGGCCTTGCCAACCTTGTTCAGCTTCCCTTCGGTGTCTCCGGTGTTCGGCAGGTTCAGCTTCACCGTGGCAGATTTGCCATCCAACTCCTGCCGTTTGGCGTCCACCTCCTTCAATCCGCTATAGGTGCCGTCGGTGTTTTTCAGCCCCAGCTGGACCAGAGCGTTTTTGCCGTCCAGCTGCTCAACCTTGTATTGGATGCCGTCGATGTCGACCAGTGTTCCGGCTGCACCGGGTGCCGATGCAGGGATCAGCACCTTCTTGCCGTGCATGTTCGTCACCTGCTGATCCAGAATCGTCAGGTCACGTTTCGCCCCGCCGTCGACGGTGGCTTTCATCACAATGGGTTTCGAGTTGCGCGAATCCATGCGTTGATGTGCGGTGCGCAACTCGTCGATCTGTCGACGCGCCGGCTCCAAACCCTTGGTTTCTGCGGTGATGGAAACCTTCTGCTGATCCTCCTTGGACAGCTGTTCCATGTCGACGCGCAGAGCGTTGATCTGTTTGGCATCCACGACACCCTTGGCGTGGACCGTGATGCCTTCGGCAGTCTGCTGTCGAATGCCGGACACGGTGGCGAGGAATTCGTCGGCTTGCCCCATGGCCTTGTCGAAACCGTCGGTTTTCGCCGTGGTGGCGATCTGGACCTGCTTCTCCTTAGGCAGCTTGTCCATCTCGGCGCGCAGATGCTCAAGGTCCCCGGTGGTGGCACCCTTGATTTCCAGCTTCACACCGGCCGTGGTGGTTGTGGTGCGCACCGTGTTCTGAAACTCTTGCAGTTTCCGTTTTGCGCCGTCAAGATCGCCCGTGTTGAATTTGAGCGCCACCTCTTTGGCGGCCGCCTTCGACAGGCCGTCCAGCTGTTGGCGCATCGCATGCACCTGTGCCGATGTGATGCTGCCCTTGGCGTCCAGCTTCACGCCGTGCCGGGTGGTCTCCTGCAGCCCTTTGGCCTGCTTCTCCAGGTCTTTGGCCTGCGCCATCGCCTCACGGAAGCCTTTGGTTTTCGCGGTGGCCAGAACCCGTGTTCGCTTGTCCTTGGGGAGCTTCAGAATCTCCTTGTTGAGCTTCTCGACCTCACCTTTCTTGCCGCCCTTGATGACGGTTTCCAGCTGGACGCGTTTCCGGTCGGGGACGATCCCCAGCGATTTGGCGAGTTTCTCGTTTGCGACGGCCGCCCGGTTGACTGCCGACGGCACCTCACCGCGCAGCCAGCCGGCATAATCCTTGGCGGACAGGCCGGTGACACCAAGCTGTTTCGCCGTTGCCGCCAGACCGGCCTGAACTTTCGGGAACAGCGACATGATCTTGTCGTCACTGATCCCATTCTCTCGGGCCGCGTCGGCTATCTGCTTCCAGTTGTTTTTCAGGTCGGTCCATGAATGCGATGTGGCCAAGCCTGACAGTGCGGAATCCAGCTTGGCCATCTGGGACTTCGACTGGGCAGAAAGCTCGGCACTGTTGTGCAGAACACCTGCAAGGCGGCTTTCCTGACGTTGCCAGAAAGACAGGTTCGTTCCGGTGGCATGGTTGAGGGCATCACCAAGGCCGGTCAGGTTTTCACGCAGCGGGCCGAAACCGCCATCGTTGACCTGCTTCAGCTTGTCGTCAAGGTCAACAACACCGAGTTTCGCCTGCTCCGCCCATTCGGTGGTGGAGCCCAGCTGCCTGTCAATGCTGGCCGCCCAATCGGCGTCATGCTGATGTGCCCATGCCACTGCCACAGCACCCAGCCCGGCGGCAACACCAAACAGTTTGCCAGACAGCCCTGCGGTGGCCCCGCCCACCCCAGACATGGCCTTGCCTGCCGCGGTCACACCGCCGGCCGCCTTAGAAGCCGGGCCACCAATGCCCGCAAACGCCCCAGCGATACCGGTGATACCGCGGATCGCCTTCACCGCGAGACCAACATCCTTGAAGGCGCGCGCCACCTTGCCGACCTGGCCAGCCGCGATCAGAGAAACACCACCGAGTGCACCGATCTTCAAAATCATCTCCTGCGTGCGAGGAGACAACTTGGCGAACCGGTCGGCGTACCCGGACACCTTTTGCGCCGCCCTACCCAACACTGGGAGGGCCGCCTGACCCACGTTGATGGCGGCATCCTTGATACGGTTCATGGCCAGCTGCATCTGCGATGCAGTGGTCTGCTGGCGGCGGCCGAACTCCTCCTCCAACGCCGTGTTCTGTGACCAGCCCTGCCCCGCGATTTTCAGGGAGTCTGCCAGCTGGTCTTGGGCGTTTCCGGCCCCGGCCGATGCACCGGCGAGACGTTTCATCGCGTCGGTCTGATACTGGCCTTTGATGCCCATCTGGTCGAGGAGTTTCGACACATCCTGACCGGATTTTGAGGCCCTACCCAAACCCTCGATCAGAGCGTTTGTTGCCCCGGCGGCGTCGGTTTGCCATGCTTTTTTGAATTGGGCTGCCGACATGCCGGACACTTGCGCCATGGTTTGCAGGCTTTGCCCACCGGAGCGTACGGCCTTGTCAATTTTGATCCAGTTGCGGGACATTGCTGTGCCGCCCGCCTCGGCGTTGATGCCCACCGACGCCATGGCGGCTCCGAAAGCCATCACCTGCGGTTCGGACATGCGCATCTGCTTGCCGGTGCCGGAGAGCCGCTGACCCATTTCGACGATGTCACGTTCGGTGGTGGCAGAGTTGTTGCCCAGGTCGACGACGGTGGCGGCGAGCCGGTCCACGTCCTTGGGGGCGGTGCCCATGACGTTCATGAACTGGCGCAGGCTGGTGGCCGCCTCTTCTGATGTCATGTTGGTTGCGGTGCCCAGTTTGACCATCGTCGAGGTGAACTTTGCGACGTCTTGCTGTTTCACGCCCAGCTGGCCGGCTGCCTCGGCGACACCGGCGATCTCCTGATGCGACACTGGCAGCACGCTGGTGAGGGAGCGCAGCTGCCCTTCCAGCCGTGCATACTGTGCCGGGGTGGCGTCGACGGTCTTTTGCACACCTGTCCAGGCGGATTCCCAGTCGACGGCGGCCTTGACGGCCCCACCGACCCCTGCTGTGACGGCCAAACCGGCTTTGGTGGATGCGGATGCCATCCGGTCGAAGTCGGTGCCGTGGGCCTTGACTTGGCTTCCGAGCTGTTTGGAGGCGGTGGCTGCACGGGCCATGGCGGCGGTGAAGCCGTGCGTGTCGGCGTTCAGCTTCACTGTCACGGTTTTGTCAGCCACAGCGTCTCCTTCATGTGTGGTGTTTCACTGGAATTGTTTTGCCCATTCGGTGATGTGTTTCCGGTCGCCGTGGATCCAGCGGCGGGCTCTCTCTGGGTCGGGTTTCTGGTCTGTGTGGCCGTCGCGTCGCGCCTGGGCCACCTGATCCCGGTCCAGCGCCTGCAGCGATGGACAGGTGATGGCGGCCGCCGTGTAGTCGGCTGCGGTTTTGCCGTCATGGCTGGACATGGGCTGGCCACATCCGGGGCACAACGTGGCCTCGTAATCGTCGAGGGCGTCGAGGACAGCCCGATCCTCCGGTGTCCACCGGGGTCCGGTGTCACGCCCCCAGTAGACGGTTGGGGCTATGGCCCATTCCTTGGCGTGGTCGATGTCGCGGCGAATCTGCGGATCGGTGACGGCCCTTTTCAGAAAGGGAGGTCGATTGTTTCCGTGCATGCCTCGATCGAGGCGGCCCAGCATCGTGACACGTCAGCTGGGGGAAGATTGTCCAGCAGACGGTTCAGGTCGTCTCCGCTGATTCCGGCGTCCGTCCCGTCGATGGTGGTGGCTTTGGTGAGGCAGGCGCGGGGCAGCCTGACTTGTTCGATGGTGGCCCGCTGCTCCTCGTCGTCGATGCGGCGCAGCTCGTCGACGAGATCGTTCCATGCGGTGGTGGTCAGCCCGGTGAACACCAGCCGGATCGTGGCATCAGCCAGCCTGTCCCGGGCCGTCTTCTCGCTCTTCACGGCGGCGTTGAGGCGTTTCTTCACCGCTGCCGCCTGCCCGATGGTGCCTCCAGACCCATTGTCGGTGTCGTCGGCTTCCGCCTGGGCGGCTGTCAGCTCTTCGTCGGCCTGTTTCCACGCCTGGGCGGCTTTCGGGTCGAGGCAAATGTCCACATGTTTCGTGGGACGGTTGAGGCCGGACACATAGTCCTGCATCAGGGTGCGCATGTCGGGGGTGGGGGTGCCAGTCATGAGGGGTCTCCTGTGTCGGGTGTGGGTGCCGGAGGGGTGAGGGGGTGGCCTTCCAAGTCGGCACCCTCAAAGTCTTGGAAGGCCACCGGTCTCACTGGGTTGGCTGGGTGACCTTGCCGTTCAGGGTGCGGCCGGTCACAGACCAGCCCACATTCATCGTGAACATTTCACCGTCGTCGGTGGACAGCTTGCCCGGCGTCTTCGTCTTCACCGTCGCCTTCCAGGCGTAATACTTCTGTCCGGCGGTGATGTCGGATCCGGGCTTCACATTCGGGAACTCGACGATGATCGTGTGAACACCCGGCTCCAAGCCGGCAATCACCTCGTCGTCCTTCTGGGGGTCGTCGATGATGATGTCAGTGTCAGATAGGCCATAGGTGACAGGGCCGGGTCGCTTACCGGCGTCGCGGCGGCAAATACGCTTGTCCTCCGACTCGGAGGCATCCGAGGACGACTCGAACGAGCGCAGGGCACAGGTGATTTCGGTGCCCGCCTGCAGCTCGGCGACTGTTGCGGCATCCAGCTTCTTGATCGAGGGCACAAGCATCAGCTTGGAATTCTCGATCGTCTCGATGCCTTCAGGGTTGTACACGGAAACGGGCATGGTCACTTCTCCTTCTTGCTGGTGGATGTCTGGGTGGTGTTGCGTGGTTTGGTGGGGAGGGGGCGGCCTTGGTTGTCGCAGGCGGGATGCCCGTTAAGGATCCTCGCCCCGTCGGGGATGGCGTTGGCGGGGACGGTTCTCTGGCAGGTGGCGTCTGCGATGCGCACCCAGTCGGTCATGGGATTCTCCTTGGTGTGGTGATGGTGAATTCTGTGGTGCATGTCCAGCATGTGTCGGTGGGGTCGCCACGGTCGGCGAGGACGGGGCCGCCGGCGGTGTGTGTGAGACGCCAGCCGTCGATGCGTGCCCCATCTAAGACGTTGACGACACGTCGGGTGTGGAGTCGGCAGCCTGCCGGATTGTTGGAGACGCACATCACGTCGATGGTGACGTGCCACAGGGGACGATCCCCCAACGTGGTTGTGAGAGCAGCGTTCTGAACGGTGACTACCGTGTAGGGATAGTCGTGGTCTCCGTCGATGCGCTGATCGAACACGGTTCCCGGTACCAAACCACAGATGGCGGTGGCGATGTCGTCAGTCAAACCATCCACCCCCAATCTGGTTCATGGCGCGGACGAATCCTGGTGTCGCCTCGTCCAGCGCGGGACGCATGAACGGTCGTGCCTCCATGCGCCGCGTGCCCCATTCAAGGTAGGGGGCATAGTTGGTGGTGGGGCCGATCTCGGCAGCCGTGCCACCTGTGGAGATGCTTGTGTGGATGGAATTGCGGGTGGCCCCCGTGTCAACAGGGCAGCGCTGCTGGCTGGCCCGCTCCACCTCCGCCGCGGACTTGCGGACCGCCTCCGCCGCTTTCCGGGTGGCGTTTGCACCGGTTCTGCCCAGATCGGTGGACAGCCGGTTCAGCTGTGAGGTGTCGACGGTGAACGCCATGATCCCACCAAATACGCTTTCCTCGTGACCGCCCAGCTCTGCTGCTCCACATCCACCACATACCAAGTTTTCATGTTGGCGGTGTCGTGTGATGCGGTCACGGTCACATGGTCTCCGGGGCGAATGTCCGTGTCGATAGGTGTTTTGCACACGTGGGTGGCAACCCGGATTGGATCACCCGCCGTAGAAGAATCGGATGCTTGAGCGTTGATGCGCTGCACCAAACATTCCGTGTCGGCGACAGGAGTCATGGTGTCGTGCTCCACACCGGCATCGTCAATGTCCGTTCCGGTTTTCCGGGTGATGACGCAACGGTCGGTGTACAACTGTCGGTGCCAGCGGCGCGCCTCATCCACCAAGGCAGTCAACTCCACAGCTCCTCCTCCCACCGTCCAGTGCCGTCGCGGTACATGTCTGTTGTTGGGGCATATGGCGGGTGGCTGTCGACCTGCAGCAGAGTGAACCCGTCACGGTTCGCATCCGCCCAAATCTGGGATCGGCGACGCCACATGGATGCTGTTTTCTCCCAGTCTCGGGGGTTGATGATCATGGTTGTTCCCTCGGAGGTGACGTGTGTCAGCTGGTCGCCTGCAAGGGAGGCTGCCAGGAGTGCGGCGTCGGCGGCAGCCCACCACGGGTCGAAGGTGGGATGCCACTCCGGGCTGTTGGGAAGATGACCTTGATCGTCGGGGATGGCTGCAGAGTCGACACATTCCGACACCGCCCCGGATGGCAGGTCTGCGTCCTGCACCAGCTGGTTGATGAACTCGATGGTTTGCTGTTTGTCCACATCTGCCCCCGGGGATACTGGGTTTTGAAGCCCCTAGAGGAACACCGTCTACCCCTACATGTCTTGATGTTCCTCTAGGGGCGGCTTGCTACTCCGGTGTCAGGATCCGCTGCCTGCCGGGGCGGGGGCGTTGGCGGTCAGCTTCACAAAGTTTTCCGGGTCATTGATGATGCAGCCGAATTCGGCCTCAGCAAGGATGCCGACAAGGTTGTTTTGCCACAGGGACACAATGTCGCCGCCGATCTTGACGGTGGCCTCGGTGGAAACCGAGTAGGTGATTCCACCTACCTGCCCCCAGATGACCTTGGACCAGTCGCCGCCGTAGCCGATCACGGTCTTGCGGTCAGTGGTGGCCACCCCGTCACCCAGGTAGGCGGGGCGTCCCAGCAGCCGTGCGGAGGCCAGGGCGGCATCATTGTAGACAGGTTCGGTCAGGATGGGCCGGCCCGTGGTGTCATAGGAACCGTTGAGCATGGGCTCTGCAGCGGAGTCGAACGCCCAGCCGGTGAGCTTGCGGCCATTCTCGACGAGCTTCGTGATTGCCAGATTCGCGTCCCCGTAAACGCCACCCTGGTTGGCGGGGGTTTTGCCAAGCTGCACCGTCTTCTTCGTCTCGTCCAGGTGGTGGGAGAACGGGGAGTCGGTTCCGTGCAGCACGGCGGCGTCGAAGGCCTGGGCGAAAGCCTCGGCAATGTCGGTCTTGAACAGGTTCACATAGTTGGCCGGGTTGGCACGCACCACCTCGGCAGACACGACGGTGATCGCGGCGATCTTCTTCGGCTCCATCTTCAGCAGGCCTACCTCACCCTTGGTGACGGGCTTCTGGCCGGCTTCGGCAACCCACGATGCGGTTGGCTTGGATGTGACGATCGGCACGGTCTCCCCGGAGATGCCCAGCGGCACCTTGCGGGCGAGCTGCTGGACAACGGAGCGTTTCGCGGCCTCGTCGAAGAACGCCTGCGCCATGTGCGGCTGCAAATATCCGGCGAAATCGGTGGTGACGGTGGGCTTGGTGACAGCCATGGCTGGGTCTCCTTATCGGTGTCGTTGCCCGACGGCAGCTGTGAGGGCCGCGGCGATCGGGTCGACAGGGTCAGATGTGGTGGTGGGGGTGTTGAGGTCGCGCATCCCGGCGGGCTTCATCTTGAAGCGGGGGTGCTGCTCAACGAACGTGGTGATGGTGTCGGCGATCGTGTCCGGCGTCGCGTCGGAGATCACCTTGTGGAAGGCGGTGGAGTCGAGCAGGGCTTCCCGGTCCACACCGTCTGGCAGATTCTGCAGGACTGCCAGCTGTGTTTGTGCTGCACGGGTAGCCGCCTGCGACTCTGCCAACTGTCTGGTGAGTTGTTCTGGGGTGGGCTGCTCGTCTGGGGTCAAACCCAGGGCTTTGCCGAGTCCGTCGCGGAATTCGGCGAATTGCTTTTCGAGCTGGTGGCGCTTGTCGCGTTCCCGGGCGAGGTCGGCTAGGACCGCGTTTTTGGATCCGCGTCCTTCACTGTCACTTGTTGGCGTCTCGCTGCTGGTGTCAGTGGTGCCGTTGTCGCCACCCAGTTTAGCATCATTGGTGGTATTTGTTTCGTCGGTTTCTGTGGTGGTGTCGTCCATCTCGGATTAACCTTTCATGTCGAGGGGTTTATGGGGTTTTGATGGGGCCCACATGGTAGGAGTCTCGCCAGTCCTGAACCGGATTGCCGTTTTCGTCGCGTGACCAGTGGTGTCTGCGAATGGTCCAGTCGTCTACAGGGTATCTTCCGCCGGTCCAGGCGTCGTATCTTTTCGGTCCTAGAATGTTTTTCTGCATTGTTTCCGGCTGGTTTTGGAACCATTGGTATCCGGCGTCCTCGTCCAGTGCTGTGGGGGGTTCGTCGATGTCGGTGTAGCCGAGTTGGCTCCATGTTTTGGTGACGGGGAGGCGGGAGCATCGGCCTTGGTGGTGGTCGAGGGGGCCGGGGTCGTCGAGGGGATGTGTTTCGCCGTGGTGGGAGATGCATGAGGCACACGTGCGATGGTCTAGCTCGGCGTACCATTGCCATCCTTGGAGCACGCCACGGTTGCTGTTGTGGTGGGCTTGCGCGGCGGCCCTGTAGGCGTCGAGTTGTTCGGTTCGTGCGATGACGAGGGCTCTGGCGAGTCCTCCCTCAAAGTCGCCTTGCACGGCGTTGACCATGTGCTCGGCAACCTGTTTCGGGTTGCGGCCCAGCGTGACACCGACAGCCAGGTTTCGTTTCATGGATGCGGTGGCTGCCTTGTTGAGGTGCCAGTGGCGCACGGTGATCTGGTCGAGGGTGCGCCGCATGATCGCATCGATTTGTCGGGCGTCCACCGAGGCGAGGTTGATGGTGTGCCCGGGGGGCAGTTGGGTGGTGATGAGCGCGTCTTGGTCGGAGGTGGCTTGGGCGATGAGACGGCGTGCCACATCTGCGGCGTTCAGGTTGGAGGTGGCGAGGCAGTCGGTGAGGCCGTCGGTGGCGATGGCGAGGGCGTCTCTGGCTTTGACGTTGCGGATTGCAGCCGAAGCTTTGGAGTCGTCGTCGAGTTGTGCGAGGGCGAGTGTGGTGGTACGCAGTTCGGATTCGATGGCGTCCCATGTGTGTGCCCAGTGTTGGGCGAGTATCCGTGTCTGATCGTCTTGGAGACGGTCGATCACATGGCGCTGACGTAGCAGCTCGGTGAGGGTGCGCTGGTTAGCTGTCATAGTTGAGGGTGCCGTTCATGAGGGCGCGTCCGGCGGCCGCCGCGGATTGGGCTGCAGCGTCGCTGGCTCGCTGGACGACACCTTCCGGGTCGGGTTCGTCCAGGCTGTGAACAATGTCGACGAGGGCGTAGCCCAACTGTTGTTTGGCTTGGGCGACCTGTAGTTGTTCGAGGGGGTCGAGTGGCATGGGTTCGGCCCATTGGATGCCGGGTTCGACTCCCAGCAGTTGGAGGAGGCCGTTCCAGACGGGTTCGGCGTCTCGCTGCCATGCCCGGATGGTGGCGGTGCGTCTGGTGGAGAGGATGCGGAGGGCTTCCCCGGAGGGCACATCGCCGGATGTTTGGGAGAGATAGTGGTAGGGGATGCCGACGACGCGGGCGATTTTCGCGGCGAACGCGTCCTGTACTTTCAGCAGTGGGGTGAGATCGGGCGGGTCGAAACGCAGCAGCGGGCCGGGGCCGTTGGTTGCCCAGATTTGCTGTTTGTCGAAGTTGATTCCCTGACTGGAGGTCGGCCTGGTGGGGGCGGGGGCGTACGGGTTGCGCATGGTTTCTTCCACGTCGTGGTTGAGCAGGGCGTAGAAGGGGCGGGCATATGTTTCGGTGGTGATGATGAGGTCGGCCAGTGTTTTGTTGAGGGCGTCTTGTAGGGGGATGACGTCGGTGAGGATGGAGTGGCCGTGGCTCATGTGGTCGTCTGGGTCGCGTTTCCACCAGCAGACGGGGACGGTGCCGAATGGGTGGGTGATGGTGTCTCCGTCATCATCGGTGCAGCCGGTCCATGCGTCGTCTGTGGTGGGCATGTCTCCGGCGATTCGGTTTTTGGTGATCCAACGCTCCAAACGGTCGGGATAGTAGATGTTGATGCGGCCGTAGTCGTCGTCGGTCCAGATGCGGGCGGCCCATGCCAGCTGGGAGGGGTCGTCTGGGTCGGGCTGGGCGGCCATGGTGGTGGGGTCGCAGAACACGGGGGCGGGGGTGCCGTCTCGGCCGGGCCAGACAATCGCGTAGGCGTCTCCGTAGATGAAACCGGCCCGGTCGATGAAGCCTTCGAGGCGGGAGAGTCCGTGGAGTTTCGCGGCCCCGTCATTGTCGAGGCCATCATCGGTGGTGGTCCATTGCTGGATGGCGATGCCGTCGGTGAATGCGGTGACGGCGGCGGGGCACAGGTTTTCTCGCAGCGACATGACCGTGTCGGTCAACAGTTTCTGGGTTTGTTTCGTCAGATAGTCGCGGGAGGCGAAGCGTAGCTGGTGGTTGCCGCGATAGTAGTCGTGCAGCAGCCGGTATGCAGGCTGCCTGTTGGCCCATTGTGTGATGGCGTCTGTGAGGATACTCATGGGCCAGATGACTCCTATCCGAGTGGTGTGAACGTGTTGCCTTTGCGGCGTCTGGTGATGGTTGCCCAGGTGAGGGCTTGTGTGAGGGCGTCGACTTGGTCGTCGTGGGTGGCGTTGGGGAATCCGGCGCATTCTTCGATGAGGTCGTCGCACCATGGTTCGTAGCCGGGCAGGTGGACGTTTCCGGCTTCGACGAGGGGTTGGACGACGTTGGCGCGGGATTCTTTGCCGCCTTGTGGCTGGACTGGGACGAGTCCGGGGAGTGTGTGAGAGAGGGCGTCGATGACGGCTGGGCCGTTGGCTTTGTCCTCGACGAGGTGGGCGGTGGCTTGTGGCCAGCGTGCCGCGAGTTGCTGCATGTGTTGGCAGGTTGCTGTGAAGGACCAGCGGCCTCGTGCCTGGTCGAGGAGGCGCAATACTGCGCCGTCGTGTTGCCAGACCTGTCCGACGACCCAGTCTGTGTGTTCGCCGCTTTTGAAGGTGAGGTCCCATGAGGTGAACACCTGCCCGGAGGCGACCCAGTGCTGCTGGTTGTTGTCTGCCTGCCATGTGGGGTGTGGGTCGATGATCCAGTGGTCGCGGTTGAAGATGGTTCCGCCGGGTGGTGAGGGGTGTCCTTGGTAGAGGGAGTTGAAGGTGCGGGAGCCTGCTTGTTGTTTGATGGCTTCCCATTGTTTGGTGGTTCGGCGGCGGGAGGATTGGAGCCACTGGCCGGGTTTGCGCCCTAGCGGGTCGTTGCTGGTTTCGGCTTGGGCGGGGATGTTGAGGAGTTTCCAGCGGTGTCCGTCGGGGGCGTTGAGGAGGCGTCCTGCCAGGTCGTCTTGGTGCCAGCGGGTGAGGATCAGGATGACTGGTGCGCCGGGGGCGAGGCGGGTGGATGCGACGTCGGTCCACCAGTCCCAGACGCGGTTGCGGTAGATGGTGGAGTCTGCTTGTTCGCGGTCTTTGATGGGGTCGTCGATGATGAGGAGGTCGACGGGTCGGCCTGTGAGGCTGCCGCCGATTCCGGTGGTGTAGACGCCGCCTTGTGCCTCGGCTAGTTGCCATTCGTGTTGGGCTGACAGGTCGGGGCGGATGGTGAGTCCGAGGTCGGGGTGTGTGGTGATGTCGTCTCTGATGGTGCGTCCCCAGCGTCGGGCGACGGCGTGGCTGTAGGAGACGATGGCTATGCGGGTGTTGGGGTTGTGGGTGAGGGTCCACAGGGGGTAGCGGCGTGAGACGCGCTGGCTGTTGTGCGTTGGCAGTAGTGAGCGGCCGGCTAGGAATGTGTGGTCGGGTGAGTCGACTTCGATGCAGATCGTGTCGCCCGGAGTTGTCTCAGTTGCCCACATGTACCGGCGGTCTGCAACAGACGAGTTCTTGCACCGGTTGCGTTTGCGTGTGAGGTGTGCCGCGTCTTTGAGGTAGAAGCGGACTCGATATTTTGCTCCGCAATCTTTCCCGTTGAGTGTTGCTTTGCCTGTCCTGATTGTGGCTTTTACGCCGAGTGTCCACGCGAGTTCGTAGACGTCGGATGCGAGGCGCCGGCTTGTCGACGTGAATTCAATCTGGCCCTTGGCGAGGACATGGCCATCGGTGTCGATGAGTCCTTGCATGAGGGCGAGGCGCTGGCTGTACGATGCCCGCTTGTACTCGTTCGGGATGTGTTTGTTGCCCCACACACCAATTTGCGTGAGTTGGCGGCGTAGTGTGGAGCATCGTCCGCTTGGGGTGTCTGACAGTGACCAAAGGTATTGGTGCGTCTTTGAGGCGATGGTCGGGTATCCGGCTTTGCGGATTCGGTCGAGTATTTCTCCATCGTCTGGGTGTGTGGTGATGGATGCGCCTCGTGTTGTTCCGTCGCCGAGCCATGCACCAAGTACGTACGGGTCTATGGGCAGTGTTACCGATGGGCTGTTGAGCGGCGCGGCGGTTGGTGTTTGGGCGTGTTTGCAGCGCGGTTTGGCTATGACGGTTGTTTCGTGTGTTTTGTAGGGGCTACGGGCGTCCAGCTTGGCGACCCATTCGTGGCGGGCGTCCGCAACGATTGTTTCACCGTCGCGGGTGTGGACCTTGTAGCGTGGGCGGTTGTGCCATGTGGGTGACACCCATGTGACGTGGCACGGGTTTCCGGTGCGGTCGTAGACGATGTCACCGGGTTTGAGGTTGCCGATGGTGGTCCATCCATGCGGGGTTGCTATGGGGGTGTCTGGTGCGAGCGCCTTGCCTTCTTGTGGGGGGAGGGTGATGATGGCGCGCCCATCAGTCGTGTTGGTGGTGTCGATGAGTGTTTGGTCGATGAGTTGGAGGGCGGGGGTTTGGATGGTGTCGGGGTCGAGGTGTTGGGCCATGTCGCCGGGGGTGGCCCATTTCCGGTTTTTGCCTTGCAATAGTTGGCGCATGGCGTTGAGGGTGGCGGGGTCGAGTTGAAGTGTGGCCATTGTGTGTGGCCTCCCCCGCCTATCCGCTCTTGTTTTTGGGTGCAGCTGTTCCTCAGTTGTCACCTAGTTTATCATTGTCGCGCATGTTTATGGCGGCGATGATTTCTGGCCACATGCATTCGAGGATATCCCAGGGGAAATAGGTGTTGGGGTTTCCGCGTCCTCCTCCTTTTGTGTGTGGTTTGAGCCGCCCGGTTTTGGTCCAGTGTTTGATGCGGTTTGGTGTGAGTCCGGGGAGTTGTTGGCATAGGTCGGTGCTGGTCATGGCGGGGTGGTGTCGCCATCGGTGTTCGAGTTGGTGGGGTCCTGGGAGTTGGTGGCTGGACTGGTTTTGGCAGATGAGGATGGTTTTTGGTCCGGTGCCGGTGGTGTCCATGGGTGCTCCGCATTGGGGGCATGGGATGAGGGCGGGTGGTGTGATGTGGGCGGCTTGGGTGGCTTGGTTGTAGATGTGGTTGATGGTGGTGGTGATGTGCTGCCAGTCGTCATCGGTGGTGTCCGTGTCCCAGTGGTGGAGGCACAGGTCGACTTCGTGTCGCCAGCTGGTGGGTGTGTGCCAGTACAGGGTGGGGCACAGGATTGCGGTGGCGTCGGTGTGGAGGAGTCGGAGTAGGGCCGGGTGGGGGCCGGTGAGGTCGAGGATGGGGGTGGGGATGGGTGGTTTGGATCCGGGGATGCTGTGTCTGTGTGGGCTGCTGGTGGTGGATGGTTTCCCGCCGGAGTCGGTGATGTGGTCGATGAGGTGGGGGAGTTGCTGCAGGCGGCTGCGGGGGTTGTTGCGGGGGATCCATGTGGGGGTGTCACTGGTCATTGAGGGCCTCCAGTAGGAGCTGGTTGGGGTCTGTGTCTGGGTGGTTGCGGGCGTTTTGGATGAGGGTTGTTGCCCAGGCGATGTTTGCTGCTGCGGTGAGCTGTTGGGATCGGGCGATTTTCGTTTCGATTCCTAGCCGGATGAGGTTGGCTAGTCCTTTTTCGGCGCGTTCTAGGGCGCGTTCGTAGACGTGGATTGCTGCCCGGATTTCTTCGGTTCCTGAAATGGGGTTTTGGTATTCCCATTGGCTGGTGATTGTTTCTAGTTTTGCCCGGGCGAGGTTGAGGAATGCGACTTGTTCTCCGACTACGAGTTGTATTTGTTTTGCCGGGTCGTGGATTGGTTGGATTGTTTCGGTGTGGAGTTGTCCGTCTATTTCTGCTGTGAGTTTTTTGCGGGCTGCGGATCGTACTGAGGAGGGTAGTGCTCCTCCGTGGAGTTTGCAGGCGCCGTATCCTACGTGGTTTGTGCCCCATCCTGCTGGTTGTTTGCAGTGTTTTCCGTTGCGTTTTTTGACGTTGCAGTGTTGGTGGTTGGTGGTTTTTGGGGTGGTGTTCATGGTTGTGTCCTTTGGTGTTTGGTTAGTAGGTGATTGTGTGATCCTGAGCATATTGGTGTTTTTCTAGTTGGGCTTGTTGGTGGTTTTGTTGTTGGAGCCATTTGCAGTATTCGGCTGGGTTTGTGGGTGGTCGGTTGTTGTCGGCTGGGGTGGGGTTGGCTTTGTTGCGGCGGTTTTGTCGGATGGTTTTGGCTTCGTTGTAGATCATGCGGGGGTCGATGAACATGGGTCGTTTGTCGTTGGTGGTTCCGATGTTTTTGATGGCTCGTACGGCGTCGGTGTAGTCGATGGGTTCGAGGATGAGGTGCCAGGTTTCGGCGATGTATTCGTCGTTTTTTTGGGCTGGGCAGAGGGCTTGGATGAGTCGGATGAGTTCTGCGGTTTCGGAGACGTTCACTGCTGATCCTTCCTGTGTGCGTTTCTGACGGCCTAGAAATCGTTGGGGGTCTCTTTGTACGGAGGCGGGGCTGTTAGGCGCTCTACGGCTAATGCCGAAAGCTCTCAGGGCCATCCGGGGCTGGGCGGCTGGGTGTCATGTGCCTTCGATGAGTTCCAGAAGCGGGTTTTTGCCGTCGTTGGCTTCGATTCGGGCTTGGGTCCGGGCGTACCAGGCGTCGGTTTCCTGCTGGTGTCGGGATTTCATCTGCTGCTGTGGTGGCTGGAAGTCGGTGGCTGATCGTCGGATCCAGTTGCGCCATGTGGCGTCCCAGTCGCGTTTGACGCCCTTGGTGCCGGCTTGGGCGGTCCAGTAGTCGCGGAAGCGTTCCAGCTGGTCTGTCAGCCAGCCGGGGCCGCCGCCGGTTTTGTTCTCGGCTCTCAGGTTCGCCTCGGTGCGGCTGGGTGTCCAGCTGTCTGGCAGTCGACTGCCTTTCGCTGGCTTCGTGTCGTCTCGTCTCGCTGGGGGCGCGGCGGGCGCGACAGCGGCCGCGTCATCGACCTGGGGTGGTACCAGCGGATGCTCGCTGTCAGCACCTCCCCCCGGACCCCCTACCGACGAACGAAGTGAGGAGGTAGGTGTATCTGTATCTGTATCTGTATCTGTATCTGGGTACGTTTTGCTACACGTTTGCTTACCGTTTGCTACATTTTGCTTCGATTTTGCTACAGCATTTGCTTTAGCATTTGCTACAGAGCCTGTGGATAACTCCCTGTCATCCCTAGTCAGAGCAGATTGAACACTGTTAGCCTTTTTCGCTCTTCCACCCTTGCTGCCGGCCTCCCTCCGCACCTCATAGATGTGCTCCACCTCCTCCCTGGTGTTCTGATAGTCGGCCCAGTCGTGCATTTTGTAGCCACTATCGGCCTCTTCCCAGAGGCCATGGTCAAGCAAATCGCTAGCAATTGCTTTAGCATTTGCTTTAGCATTTGCTACAGAGCCTGTGGATAACTCCAGTGGTGGGTAGAGCAGACACATGTGGTGGACCACCTGCTCAGGGATGCACCCATCGGTCAGATTCGCCGAACACCACACCGCACACAGCGTCCAGATGGCCATGGCATCACGCGACAACCCCATGAACTTCACATCCATGAGGATGGAGTTGTACAGCTTGAAATAGGTGTTGCTCAGCCCGGTCACTGGTCTGCACCCATCGTGTTGAGGATCCATCCTGCGTCGTCAACGCTGCGCTCCCAGAGGCCAAGTTTGGTGAGCCACGTTGAGACACGCTCGAAGGCGTCACTGTCGAAGCTGTCCAGCCCGGAGAGGCGCTGTACAACATCGTCGGGAATATAGGTGCTCTGGTCATCCCACAGGGCGAGCCAGAGTCGGCATTTGATCCAGATGGCCAAGTCGTTGTTTTCCAGCTGCATGATCTGTGGGTCGAGTAGCATGCGCGGGTCAAGAGTGACGTTGCTCATTTCGTCTCCTTTCTGGTGATGCGTTCGATCTCGAATCGGACACATTGGGCGGCCTTCTCCAAGTCCTGTGTCTCGGGTGCCCCCTCTTTTCTTCCAGCCCTCAGCAGGTATTTGATGGCGTTGCCTCGAAAGAATGGCAGATCCTCCACCACATATCGGGTTTCCATTGGTGCTCCGCAGTGGGGGCAGGGTGGCCCGTCATAGTGCGACGGGTGGTGCACGGGGTCATTCATGGTCGAGTTCCTCGATGGTGACGGTGATGTGGTGGTGATGTTTCGGGGCACGGTGTGGTGCGCGGCGCATGTCGGGGCCGATGAGGCAGCGAGAGTTGTCGTCGGGCAGCATTCCGGCGTCGACCATGCCGTCGACAAGCGGCTTGATGGTGGGCCAGGCGTTGGCCGGGTCGGCCCTGCCGCCGCCGGGGTAGGCGATGGTGCACACAATGTGGGCGCGGGCCATGGCGGGCACATGGCGCACGGCACACAGGCCCAGATAGCGCAGCCCTCTCGACCGTTCTGCTTTTCTGGCCCAGTGCAGCCTCATGTTTGAGGTCATCCACAGCCCGTCGGGCACATCCACCGTGACTTCATGGACATGGCCGTTTCCTGTCGATGTCATGCCGCCACCTGCCCGCATGCGTCAACAAGTCCAGCGACGATGTCTCTGGCTGCGGGAGGACAAACGGCATTGCCGATCTGCTTCACCTGATCCGCCCGGTTTCCACAGAACCGGTAGCTGCCAGGGAATCCCATTGCTGCCGCCTGCTCGGCGACGGTCAGCATGCGGTAGTGCAGCCCGTCTGGGCATCTGGTGATGACGGCGTGTCGGTCGTGTGTCGTCAGAGTGGGCAACGGTTCACGACCCGCCCGACCCACCTTGGACGATCCGTAGTAGGACACGATCATTCGACGCTCATGGGGGTGGCGGTCAACGGTCGCCTTGATGCGTGCCATTGTTCTGTTCGACAGCGGACGGGGCCGATCCTCGATCAGTGGCCCGGGGTCCTCGTCCAGGATGGTGAGTGCACCGGGCATGACTTCTGCTTGCCAGATGGGTTTCGGTGCCACTGATCCGCGCCAGAACTGGACGTAGAGCCGTCGGCGATCCTGTGGTGCAGCGTCGCCCAGCTGGTTGCAGCGTGCGGCCGAAACGATATCTTCGCGCACCTGGTAGCCGAGTCCGTCGGTCATGGCTGACAGCCACCACCGGTAGAGCGGCCATTCCCGCACCTCGGGAACGTTCTCCACGATGATGCCGTCATAGCGGTGGTGTTCGGCGAACCGGATCACGTCGAACATGGTTGCCCTCGAGCGGTCCGGCTCGGATTGTCGAACCTCGCCCCATTCGACGCGGCCGCGATGTGGTGCGAACTCTGCTGGCCCTGTGGTGCGCCTCTTGCCCTGGGCTCGGGAATGGTGGGTGCAGGATGGTGATGCCCACAGCAGGTCGGTGCGCGGATAGCGGCTCGGATCCGTCTGGGAGATGTCGGCACAGTCGTGGTCTGCGCCGGGATGGTTCAGCTGGTGGGTGTCAATGGCTGTCTGCCAGTGGTTTGCGGCGAGACGAACGGTGACACCTGCCTGGGTGGCTCCTGTGGATGATCCGCCCGCCCCAGCGAAAAGGTCGGTGATGGTGGTCATGGGATGTCCTCTGTTGACAGGGGCGGCCCTTGGTGTGGAGCCGCCCCAGAATGGGTGATGGTCAGAACGGTGCCTGGTCGGTGGAGGGCTGCTGCCAGCCCGTCTGGGGCTGTGTCCACATGCCTGCGCCGCCGGCTGCTGGATGGTCGCCCTGGGGCTGCCCAAAGTTGTTGCCGCGGGTGGCCTTGGACACCTGGGCGGTGGCATAGCGCAGAGACGGCCCAATCTCAGCCACGTCGATTTGGTATGTGGTGCGGTTGTTGCCCTGCTTGTCGGTCCACTGGCTGGCCTTCAGGTTGCCTTGCACGATCACCCGCATTCCCTTGGACAGGGATTCAGCGACATGCTCGGCATGGTCACGCCACACGGTGCAGCGCAGAAACAGGGGATCCCCGTCGGCCCACTGGCCCGACTGCTTGTCGAAGGTGCGCGGTGTGGAGGCGACCGTGAAATTCGCTGCCGGAATCCCAGACTGGGTGAACTTCAACTCCGGGTCAGCGGTCAGGTTGCCCACGATAGTGATGGATGTTTCACCGCTCATTTCTGCTCCTCGATGTTTTCGGCGGCTTCTCCGGTTTCCGGGTCGATGCCGGTTCCGGCTGGATGGTTTTCCTTGGCTCGGCGCAGATCTGCCTCCAGCGATTCGGCCACCGCGTCGGCGTCGGCCTGTGACAGTTCCGTCCCGCTGTCGATGTGGCGTCCCAGCACGTCGGAGGCGATCGCCGCCATGGTGGAGGCGTCCACGTTCGCGGCGGTCATGGCGTCACGCAGGCGGCTGAAGTCCACCTGCTGCACCGTCACCCTGGGGGTGGCAGGCTCCGGCGCGAAGTCCTTGATTTCGTCTGGGGTGTAGCCGATTCCGGCCATCGCCTCGAAACACGCCTCGCGGGCGCACTCGGTCAGGGCACGGTTCTTCAGCATCAGCTCGGGGTTCTTGCGCCAATGCCCCTTGCCCCACAGGTCGTGCTGCTTGGCCTTCTTCTCATCCCAGGTGGCGACATGCTCAAACTCGGGGTCGTCGGCGCGCACGATCACACATGTGGCGACACCGTTCTTGTAGGTTTCACGCAGACGATGCCCGGCACGCCGGACAAGGGAGCGAATGTATTTGGCGGACAGGGATGGTTTGCCGGAGATGATCG